AAAAAAGACCCTGTCCTAGGGAAGGTTCCAGATAAATCGGTAAAAAGGGCTGGAAGAAAAGCGAAAACACAGGGAAATACACACTCTCTTTGACATGAGAGTGTTTTATTTTATATAATGAGTACATACAAAAGGAGCTTTACGCATGGCAAAGAAGAATGAAAAGATAATCAGTGTCGCTCTCAGAAATGGCGATGATACTAAAGTTAAGGTGAATTTCCGTGGAGGAATCTTTTCACCTGAAGAATTTACCAGTATGTTTATGGCAATACTTGAAACATACACAGTTGGATTACTTAAGGTAAATTCTAAGGAAGCAGTGTTTACACACTTTAATAATGTATTCGGTATATTTTTGAATAAGATAGTGCCTGAAAAGGAACATTATGTACTTTCTAAACCACATGAGAAGTACAAAGAGAAAGTAGATTCTATCTTAGGAAGAGAAGAGACCGATGAAGATAAAAAATATTCTGAAGATGTAAAATTCGCTGCTTACTTATTAGCAGGAGATATTTTACAAAAGGAATTAGGAATGACAGCTGATTCAGCTAATATGATTCTTAATAGAAGACTCCATCTAGAAACACCTGTCTTGGATAAGGAAGATGAAAAGAAATCTTAATGAAGACATATTTAAAAATTTATTGAAGGATGATCCTGTAAAAGGTGGCGAGGACGAAGAACAAGATATTACTGTCCCAAAGTTTGAAGATACTAATTTATTTAAGTCCACTGCTTTTGGACGTAATACGTCAAGTATCTATACCCTAGAACCTGGGCATCTTTGCCCAAACTGTCACTACGGACATGTAGAAGAGGATATCTCTTTTAATGGGACTCCTTGTGAGTTTTTCGTATATTGTCCAGTATGTAATGCACATATTTGTACATATAAACCAATGCCTCACCAAGCAGCCTTTCATAAGGATTACCATCAAAAGAAGCTTTATGCAGGTGGCTTCGGCTCTGCTAAAACATATACCTGCGGAATGGAATTTCTCGCAACAGTTCTCCAGATTCCAAATTCCGCAGGACTTATGGGAGCAGCAACTTGGGGACAAGTCTCAGATACTTGTCTTAAGTTTGTTACAGACAACCTTCCTAAAGCTTTAGTAGTTAAATCTAATCAAGATAAAGTCAACTGGTATTTACAATTGATTAATGGTTCTCGTATATCTGCTAAAGCTTTAGATCAAGAAGGTAAGATTCGTTCTATGAACTTGTCTATTATATGGATTGAAGAGGCATCAGAAGTTGATTATGCTGTAGTAGCTTTCTTAGCTGCTCGTCTTAGAAATAAGGTAGGATTCTTTAAAGGACGTAATCGTTTAAAGATGTTGCTCTCTAGTAACCCTGATGTCGGCTGGTTAAATAGCGATTGGCTAATGTGTTCGGATAAAATTTATTATCATGGCGATGTTAAAGACCGTTACACTGTTAGACCAGATAAACGTGATCCAGCTATTTCAACTCATATTTCTGCAACTTCAGCTAATATTTATTTACCAGCAGATTATGAAGCTAACTTAGCAAAGAATAAAGAACCTTGGTGGGTGAATAGATACTTAAAAGGTTCGTTTAAATATACGGAAGGCTTAGTTTATCCAAATTTTGTCGATTGGTTCTGTGAACCTTTCGCTATTCCAGATTCCTGGAAAAGAGTTACTGGAACAGACTTTGGTAGACGAGATCCTACAGCTCACTTAGTTGGGGCTTTAGACCCTATAAATAAAATTATTTATATTTATGACGAGGTGGAAGAGTCTTTAGAAGACTACCCAATCGATTATATGGCAAAAAAGATTAAGGAATGTGATAATTTCCCTCCATATATGTTAGCTTTTCCTAATCAATGTGACCCTAGAGGAAGAAATAAGGATCAAGTTTCTGGAAAATCTTGGATAAATGAGTATAGAGCTCATGGCATTATATTTCAACCTGCCGTAGATTGCGGGGCAGATTCTTTAGCTCCTACAATTAATAAGGTTTATACATACGCAAAACACGGAAGGCTTAAGATTTTTAATACTTGTAAAAAGACATACAATTCCCTTTCTAAGTACAAATACAAGGAACGTACTCTAGGAGATGATAAAAACCAAGGTGAAAAACCACAAGATAAGAATAACCACCTTCCTGATGCCCTTAGATATTTGCTAGCACCATTTCCACCATTCCCAGAAGACCCAACGTCTTTTGATGATATATGGAGAGAGATGATGATTCGTACTTATACACCTAAAAAATATAATTATTTGTCCACAGATGATGATTATGACAATTACAATGTTGAATTTATGGACAACTTTGGATAAAATTGGAGATAGATATTATGGAAAGAGAAGAAATTGAACAATATTTGTCAAAAATGGATAAGAAACTTGACAAAATACTTAAATTAACAACTACAATTGCTAAAGCTTTGCATTTAGTTCCTATTTCTGAGAAAGAGGAACGTGAAATTCAATTATTACAACGTAAAAATGCTTCAATTATTCAAAAAGTACAAGAGGAAATTGCTGCTTTAGAGAAAACTCCTGAAGAACAGGACTCACTTTTAAACTTTTTTGACCTATATTCAGCAACTGAATCCGAAATTTATGGGGATATTATTGGAGATGATTACATTCCAGGAGGAAAATAGTCTATGAATGAACAAGAATACAATAAACAGCTTTCTGAAACTATCGACGCCATCACATCTCAAGATATTTTAGACAAATATGGAATTACTGAATATACTGTAGATGATTTAGTACGTGATTTTGAAGATTCTTATGCTTATAAAGTCGAACAAGCTAGAATTTTTAAAATTTTAGATGCTGCTGACCATTCAGACATTTGGAAAACATATAATCGTAAGATTCCTAATTACGTACAAACGCCTACACATAATCCTATTACAATTATTAAAGAGGCAACTAAAGCTTCGATTATGCCAACTAGTTTCCAAGGAGAATTTAGGGCATTAACCTTAGAAGCTCGTGAAGTTGCTGATATTTGTAATAAATATTTTGCCATGAAGTGGCTTGCTTCAGGAATGGATCAAGTAAATGATGAATGTGCAGACTATGCATTTTTATTAGGTACTTCAGGAGTATTATTTGGATGGAATGAAAATATTATAGACTATGCAGACATTTCTAATTATTTTAATCCTTCTAAGCATGTACAATTTCAAGCTAAAGCCTGGCATCCCTCCAACATTTTCCCAGACCCAACAGCTGAATCTGTAGAAGAAATGTCTTATATTTACTTTGTAGAAAGAAAATCTAAGAAATTCTTAAAAACTATTGCTAGATTCCAACAAGCAATGTATGCAATTGATAATGCTAACGATGTTTATGGAAATATAAATACAAATATTACTCCTGATCCTTCTAAAAAGACTATGCCAGATACTGTAACATTTATTACTTGCTATAAGAGAGTTAATAGAGTTTCAAAAAATCCTTCAACAGGAGAAGTATCTATTACTCCTAAAGTAGATGTAATTTATATGGCAGGAAAGAATATTTTAGATATTTCTCCAAATATCGAACCTAATATTATTCCTTTTGTTCCATTATATGATGAAAAAATGCCAAATAATTTCTGGGGAATTTCAAAATGTTATAAAGTTCTTTCTATGGTAATTGCACTTAATCAATTAGATTCTATAGAAGCAACTCATTATTTTAAAAATCAAAATCCTGCTGAATTCATTAATGCCTTAGCAGGACTTAATGTTGCTAATTATCAAAATAAAAGAGATAACCCAGATGCAGCATTTACAGTTAACTGTGATCCTAAATTAGTTCAAGCATTTGCTCAAAGACCTGATTTACCTAAAACAATTGACGGATTCCGTCAATACTTATTAGAATGTATCGCTAATGTTTCTGGAGTTGATGCTGCTTATTTAGGAAGGTCATATGGTTCTATTCAAACAACTGGTGGTGTTGAACAATCTATTGATCGTGCCACTATGCGTGATAATAACAGAATTAAAAATATTGATAAATTTATTCGTAAAGAAATTGAAATTATGTGTCAATTCTATATGGCTCATGGTAAAGTGGAAGAATTTTATCCTCAAAAGAATTCAATCCTTCACGAACAAAGTGGAACAGCTGAACAAGCATTACAATTTGACCCTCAAGCATTAATTGCTAGAGAAGACATTAGTATCGATGTTACAAATGCTGCTCCAAGATCCAATCAATCATTTGAAGATGCTGCAATGCAATTAATGGAATTACAAATGAAGTATGATCCAGCTGCTCATGGATATGCAGATTTTATTACTCCAGAAGAACTTATTAACTGGATGAATATTCCAAGATCACAAAAATATTTAATTGCTGAACGTATGAGAGCTCAACAAGAAAATATGAAACTCGAAGAGTATACAGCAGTCATATCTGCATTTGGACAATTAGTAGATGGTGGTATGGATCCACAACAAGCTTTGATGGAAGTTGCCAAACAAATTGAAGCTTCAAAACTTGGGCAACTCCCAGCAGTTTCAGGTATGGGAGCTCAAAATATTAATGGGCAAATACCACCAACACAACAATAAATATTTAAAATAAAATTATTTGACAGAGTTTGTCCAAAGATTTTATACTATTAATAAAGGAGACCTACACTATGGAAAATGAAAACAATGTTCCAAATAATGTTCCAGATTTCTCAGACATTCCTGCTTTAGGAGATGCACAAGGTTTGGAAAACTATTTAAACAATGAAGCTCTTGCAGCACAAGGTATACAAGTTCAAAACCAACAACCTGAACAACCTAAACCAGAAGAGCAACAACAACAAGTACAACAACAATCACAACAACCCCAAGGACAAAGTAATGACACAATTACTTTATCAAGAGAGCAATTAAATGCAATTCTAGCAAGTAGAGGACAAATGCCTCAACAAGCACAACAACCTCAACAACAAGTTCAACCTAGAGCTCCAGTATATTCTGCTCAAGAGCAACAATTTATTGCTAGAGCTTTAGCCCAAGGGTACTCATTGGATCAAATTAATAGATTCTTGTATACTCAAAGAGGAAATGTTGCTAGAGGGAATCCTATCTTAGAGCAACGTCTTGCTCAAGTAGAACAATATTTAAGAACTCAAGAATATAAAACTGCTGAAACAGCATTTATTAACAGATTATCAGATTTTGGTAATAAATGGGGCTTGTCAGAACAAGATTTAGTAAATTTTGGAAACACAGCCTTACAACACGGTATCAATATTGCTGGAGATAATGTAGACCTAGAAATGGTATTTAGAGCCATTTATCCAGAACAATATTCTATACGCAGTCGTAGAATGACCCCTACAAATTCATCTCAGATTTATGGTGGCACTAGTATTCCAGAAGGTAGTAGAGCATCAGCTTCTAAACTTGAAGACGCTTATGTTGAAAACTTCTTAAAAGGTGCTATGCCAAATCAATACGGCACGTTGAATAAGAAATAGGAGGATTTTAACAAATTATGGATGATTTAACATTAATCAACAACACGTCGGTTTATCGTAATCCAGCTCCACAATCACCACTTCAAGGTCCAAATGTCATGCAACCTGCTGCAGTATACAGCAAGATCATGCTTAGAACCATCGAGTTAAGTGAATCTGATTACGTCTTTGATAGCATTGCTACCGAAAAAACAATGCCATCGAATAACGGTTCTAACGAAATCGTTTTCAAGAGAATGCTTTCATTAGCAGCTCACACTCAACCATTAGTCGAAGGAATTCCACCAGCAAGTGATAAGGGTTCCATGGTCGCTATTAAGGGAAGCACCAAATCTTATGGTAGAGTTATGAAGTTTACTGATAAAGTAAACTGGGCAGTAGTTGACCCATTAATTTCAGAATATACACGTCAACTTTCATTAAAAATCCCTGAAACCAAAGATATTTTAGCTCAAGAAGCTTTATTATCTGAATGTCAAGTTTTCTATGCACAACCAAAAGTTGTTTATGCAGGAGCAGGTGATCCAGACACATTAGTTGTCGATACATCAAAACCAGCTGTTTCTCATATTTCAAAACTTTCACCAGAATGTAACCCAACTCTTGACGAATTCCGTAAAATTGTTCTTTCTATGGAAGCAGCCAAAGTTAGACCAGCAGCAGGTGGAAACTTCCAAACATTATGTTCCAGTGCAGTCTTATTTGACTTAATTACTGACCATCGTGTTAAAGAATTTATGAAATTCAGTAATACTGGTGAAGCTTATAAGAACGATATGGTCATTGACTTATTCTCATTAGTATTTAAAAAAGCTAAAACCATTAAAACTGATAATACCTTCATTAATGCAGATGGTGTTGTTACATACATTTATCACGTTCCAGCATTGACAGTTACTACAACTGCTGATAGTGCATTATCAGCTGCTTACACTGGCAGAGTTAATATTTTAACAGCTGTCCCATGGGCAAAAATTGCTGATAGTGATGCAGTTACAATTGTTTATTTAGATAAAGCAAGTGGAGCTGTTCCAGCTAATAAAGTCACTACATATAGTGCTATTAAAGGTCTTACAGGTATTGATGGTGTTGACGTCTTAAATATCCATCACTCTTACGTTATTGGTGAAGAAGCCTTATTCAGAATTGGTGTTGAAGGACATACTGCTCCTCAATTCATTAAGAAAGAATTAGGATCTGCTGGTACTGAAGACCCATTGAACCAAAGACAATCAATCGGTTGGAAAATTGATTCCTTAGGTTATAAAGTTGCTAATCCAGATGCAGTTGTTGACTATATGTCCATTCCTTCACAATATAGAGTTAACGTGAACGCACGTCCAGACTTAAAGAACCAATTCACAGACTATTACTATGGTTATGTAGATGCCTCTGGTAACTACTACCATCCAGAACAAGTTGTTGAATTCGGTGGTGTCTATAAAGTAAGAGGCACAAACATTACCGTTAATGCTATTAAGATGACAGAACTTGTTAAACCAGTTAATGGTGGCAGAATTGATGCTAATGGTAAAAAGAATGTCGTTAAAGGCGATACTCCAACAATGCAATTTGCATTATATTCAAATAACGCAATCAGATTCTTAGCTAGCCAAGTTGTTAAAGGTGGTCATGCAAGTGATGCTGATAACTGGTACATTAAAGGATTTGAAGGAGATGCTTCTAATAGAGCAACAGCTGCTGCTAGAGTTATCCCAATTGAACCTAATGGTGTAGCATACGGAGTTACCGAACTTAAAGCAGACGGTACAGGTACAGAATCAAGAACAGCTTTAGTTGAACACGGTGATGTCAACAAAACTGGAGATTCAAGAATTGACTAATTAAATTAGGAGGAATGTAATATGTCAAACAACTCAGAAAAAAAGGTTACTGCTGAAACTGAGATAGGTAGTAATGGCGTAGGGCATTCCAAGATGCTAGGTGAATCAGGAGTGAATGCAAATACACTCACTCCTGAGGAGCTTAAACTAGCCTTGGTAGTTTCCCAAAACCAAATTAACCAACTTCAAGCTGAACTTAATGATTATAAAGCTAAAAACTCAGATTCCAGTGCTATAAATCAACTAGCAAGTATCTTAGCAGATGCAATTGTTAAGAAACCTGTTGGACCAACTGAAGAAGACAACATCAATCGTACAAATGGATTTAGAGAAAGAGCTAGTATTGATGGAGCAAGTCTTATGGAAGCTCAATCAACAATGCTTGCTTATAGAAATGAAGCAAAACTCCCTGTAAGCATTCCTAAAACTTTCCAAAGTCAATTTGGACAAACATTAGATATTACTGTTAATGGTGTTCGAGTTGCAATCCCTTGCGATGGTAAAACTTACTTCATTAATGAGACTCATGCTATTCATGCAAAAGAACGTTTAGCTAAAGTCGATAGGCTCTTATCAGATACAGAACCCCAAATTACTGAAATTGATGCTTAATCAATTTATACAAAAGGACTTGTAGTTTACAAGTCTTTTTATTTTGTGTAAAATAATAAAAAAGGACTATTTTATGAGATTATCTGAATGTATCCAATATATAAATACAGCATTAAATTATCCAGCATTAACATATATCGATGTTGCTTTATTTTTTGATATGGCAATAGCAGAGCTTAATACTACTTTACACACTAACATACCTACAGTAAAAATAATGATTCAAGAATTTAGACAAAAATTGTCAAGACCTGAATTAAATAAGATAATCTTAACTGCAGATCCTTCTCTTACAGATTTCCAAATTTCTGTAACAGAATCTCCTGAATCAGAAGCCCAATGCTATTATAATCCAAGTACTAAGAAATTTTATATTTATAATCCATATACTCATGATTATTCTGAACAT